ATTAAATTCTCAAAGTTTATTACAAGACTACGTTCTAAGTTTTCTGAATTGTTTATGATATTACTTGAAAAGCAGTTATTGCTCAAAGGTGTCATGACATTTGGTGAATGGAATGAAATCAAAGATTTGATTAAGTTTGACTATCAAGAAGATAATCATTTCTCAGAACTTAGAGATGCAGAGGTATTACGAGAAAGATTAACACTGTTACAAGAAATTGATCAGTATACCGGTAAATATTTCTCCACTGATTGGATTAGAACTAATGTTTTAAAACAAACTGATGAAGAGAAAGAAGATTTAGATAAACAGATGGCTGATGAAGCTGAGGCTGAAGCTGAAGTTCCTAATGATGAAGAAGAATAAATTATAAATAAGTGAAAGGAAAATAATATGGCTGACTATACTACAAAAGATGCAGTAGACTTTGCAGTAGATGGCAACTCAAGTGAATTTAAAAATGCGATTCATGACATTTTAAGTCAAAGAGTACAAAGTGCTATTGAACTAAAAAAAGTAGATGTTACTGCTAATTTTATGAGTGGTGAAAAACAAGAAGATGATGTAGAAGATACATTGCCATCAGAAGTAGAACCTGAAGTTGAGCCAGAAGAAACAGAGGAAGTAAGCGATGAAGAGACTGACGAGATTTAAGCAGTTTGATGAAAATAACATAGCCGCAGATTTTAATGTTATGGGAAAAACAGATGATGATGCAGAGGCGAAAGAACTCAAACCACGTTCAAAGGGTGAAATAGATTTTGTAAATATGCATACGTTTACAAAGACTGATGCAGAGCCTAACGGACAGGATCACATATTTAATGGTGACATCAAAAATGTTAAATGAGGGCGTATTAGACACACTGCGTAAAATTGTAAAAGATAAGCAGGCATCTAAAGTAAAATTTAAAAATGGCAAGATGATGAATATCGATATGCAGACAGCTAATATGATAGTTCAATCATATGATAAAAGAATTACAAAGCCTGAGTTGAAAAAGAAAGTCGAAAAAATGATTGATGGTAGTCCAGAAGGACTAATGAAAGTATTAGATATCATGTATAAGAAATAGGATAAAGACATGGGACTGACAGTAAAAGGAACATCAACAGAGTTGACAAGTACCACACAGTTTAAAACTGCTACCGCTGTACATTTAATGAATACACATACCGCGGCGAGAGAAGTTATTTTAAGAAATGAAGCTGATGATGGAGCAGTAGGAACAATTAGAGTTCCATCGAATGGACAAGTAGTTGTCAATTTATTCATTGGCCAAGGGTTAAGATGTGGTAGTACTGGCGTCTTTGGTACTCATGTAGCTTCAGGAGATACAGTCTAATGAAACTTATTTGCGAAGTAAACGAAGAAATAAAGCACGAAATTACAGAAGGTGCGAACGGAAAGAAAGCATTACATATTGAAGGTGTCTTCATGCAAGGAGATATCAAAAATAAAAACGGTAGAATGTATCCTAAAGAAATATTAGAAAAAGAAGTAAAAAGATACAATAAAGAATATATTGATAAGAATAGAGCATATGGAGAATTAGGACATCCACAAGGCCCAACCATCAATCTAGAAAGAGTATCACATATGATAACACAACTCCAACCAGATGGTTCCAATTTTGTGGGTAAAGCTAAGATTATGACAGAAACACCATACGGTAAGATTGTTGAGTCGTTAATTAATGAAGGCGCTCAATTAGGAGTATCAAGTAGAGGTATGGGAAGTTTGAAAGATAAAGGTGGTGTAGCTGAAGTGCAAAAAGATTTTTATCTAGCTACTGCCGCTGATATTGTTGCAGATCCATCTGCACCAAATGCGTTTGTAAATGGTATCATGGAAAGTAAAGAATGGGTATGGGATAACGGAATCATTCGTGAAGCCGATATCGCTGACATGCAAAATGAAGTTAAAAGAGCTTCAAAAGCAGAATTAGAAAATGTAAAGTTGAAAGTTTTTGAAAATTTTCTTTCAAAATTATGATTTTATAAATAGATTGTAATAAATTAAAATCGACAAGAGGAGCAAGTACATGTCCGATCAAGTTCAAGAAACAAATCTAGAGGAAGATGAAATCCTCGAAGATGTAGTTGCGGACCAGGAAATTGATATTGATGAGTCAGACGATAGCATTGATGAAGCGAAAAAAGCATCAATGGGCGATGCTGGTGAAATTCCTGATCCAGTTGGAAATCAACACCCAAAGTTAAAAGGCGCTCATAGTGATCCAATGCCAAAGTTGGACGCCAAAATGCCTAAAACTAAAATTGGTATGATTGATGCCGCAATACAACATATGAAATCTTCAAAGAAAGTAGATGTTGCAAGCATGATTAATGCTATGATGAATCATAACAAAGAGGGTTATGGTAAAGTTATGTCATCATATCATAAAAAGAAAACCAATGAAGATGTTGATAACGAACAGCCAACACTAGCAGAAGTTATTAAAGTATCAAAAGAGGATATTGATGTATCTGAAGATATAAAAGCAATGTTTGGTACAGAAGATTTATCAGAAGATTTCAGAGATAAAGCAACAACAATCTTTGAATCTGCCGTTTTATCAAAAGTAAATGAAGTATTAGAGTCTGCAACTATAGACATGAATGCTGAAATTGAAATGGAAAGAGCGACAGCAAGAGAAGATATGGAAAACAAGCTTGATGATTATCTAGATTACGTTGTAAATGAGTGGGTAAAAGATAATGAACTTGCTATCGAAAAAGGTATACGTTCTGAAATCGTAGAAAATTTTATGGTAGGACTTAGAAATCTTTTCACAGAAAACTATATCGATATTCCAGAGGATAAAGTAGATATTGTTGATGAAATGGCCGCTAAAGTTGAAGAACAAGAGCAAGCTGTAAATGAAGAGATTGAAAAGAACATCGCACTACAGAAAGAGTTAAACTCATTAAAGATGAGTGTAGCGATTGATGAAGTAAGCGAAGGACTTACCGATACTCAAAAAGAGAAATTTGTATCTCTAGCTGAAGGTGTAGATTATTCTGATGATAGCTACACTGAAAAACTAGCAGTTATAAAAGAAAACTACTTCCCACAAGAAGAAGTTGTCGAAAGTAATGATGTGTCTGATGAAGAACCTTTAGAAAATCTAGAGGAAGAAACAAAAGTGAACGGCTCTATGGCTGGCTATATGTCTGCTATATCTCGAAGCATCAAAAAGTAAAATATTATAAATATTGATTAACAATAGGCTGAATAATTAGTTTAAAAGGAGACTAAAATGTATCAATCTGATGAACTTCAAAAGAAGTGGCAGCCAGTTCTGGAGCACCCCGATTTGCCTGAAATTGGAGATGCACACAAAAGAGCCGTAACTGCAACTCTTCTTGAAAACCAAGAAAGATCCGCTAGAGAGGAAGCTCATGGCTCCGGTGGATATAACGCACCTACTCTATTAGGAGAAAGTGCGCCGACTAACTCTGGATACGCACCGAGTTCAGGTAACGTACAAGGATTTGATCCAGTATTAATATCACTAGTAAGACGTTCTATGCCAAATCTAATCGCATATGACATCTGCGGTGTGCAACCAATGTCAGGACCAACCGGCCTCATTTTCGCAATGAAGTCACATGTCACATCACAGACAGGTGATGAAGCACTATTCAACGAAGCAGACACAGTATTCTCTGGTTCTGCGGCTGGTGTTAATGCATCGAAAGATGTTTTGGACCAAGC